TTGTTAGTAGCGTCATCATCTGATTCGAAGCGTAACGCCATCTGTCTAGATCTACTACGTACAAAAACCTGTTGTGTGGTTGAACTAATTGCATTAGTAGAGTTTATGGATAAAGTATCGCCTGGAAAATTTCTAGTTTTAAGAACAATATTTACGTTACCGTCATTATCATCTTGTATAAACTTATAATCTGGTATTATTCTTCTTATAAAACTAAAACTATTTCCATCACCAATATCCATATCAGAACTTTCTATAAAAACATTTGTCATAGGAGATCCGTCATCATCAAACCCAGTTTCATGTTTATATAATAAATTTGATCCTGTAGCCCTTGGATAGTTTTCTGTTCCTGAATCAAGCCAAGCTGTTCTGACTAATTGACCAAAAAACCATAAATTTTCAGAATAGTTATAAATTACATATCTATCTATTTCAGATGATGAACTTGAACAATAAAACCAACCAACTTCATTTTTATCAGCTATTGTAAAAGCGTGTATTTTAAATGATTGTCCTAAATTAATATCATTAAAAACATAGTTATGCACAGAACAAGGTAAATGTTTTACGCTACCATTATATATATAAAAATTGTTGTAGCTCATGAAATAAACACCTTGAGGTGCTGTTACTGCTGCTTTTGGACCAACAAGACCTGTTCCCTCGTTGATTAAATTTATGCCAAAAGTAAAAGGTGGTCCAATAAATTGCATACTATATAGAGCTGTATCAGTCCAAATAAGAGTTTCTTGCCTTGATTTAACCGAACCAATAATAGAAGAACCACTTGATAATCTTAATGATCCAGCAGTATTTGTTGACAATGGTTCAAAATCAAGTGCATTTTCTTGATCACTGAATGCAACTAGCATAGGATCTATGGTTCCTGTTCTAGAAGAGCCAGATATAGGATCTGCTCCAAGAACTATTAAATGCCTGTCTATTTCTGACGTTATGACTTGTAAAGCAACAGTAGGTACTAAATTTGCACCTGATATACTTGACAGTTCTACGGCTCTAGTTGTTACACCATTATTTTCTGTCCATTTAAAAATACCACCATTTCTAGCATTTATGATTAAATCCTCTCCAAAGTTATCGTGTGTCCATAGTCTGAGCTGGTTAGTATTACCTAGTGCAGATGTACTACCAAACGTACCTTCGCCCCAACCATTTATACCCCAGCCTGTACCAGCTACATATACATCAAGACCGACATTTATTTGATAAGCACCTACAACTGAAGATCCACCATTACCAGTATCTGAGGAATTTGCTGTAACTGTTGTGCCTGAACTATCTTTAGCTTCTATAGTGTAGCTGTTTGCATTTACTATTGTTGCTATTTGGTATTCTTGATTTAATACTGCAGCTGTAATATTGCCTCCAAGACTAGATGCTCCGCTAAATGTGACAAAATCATTCTTTACAGCACCGTGAGCAGTATCTGCCACTGTAATTGTTGCATCACCGTTTGAAGCTGAAAATGTTACGTCTCCTGCAGAAGTTGTTAATCGAATAGGTGTAATATCGTTAAATACAGCACCGCTTTCAATATAATATTTTAAGTGTGTGCCTATACCTAAATATTTTGTGCCACCCAAGGAAATAAAACTATGTAAAGCTCTAGCCGTACCAAGATATGTTGCGTCTGTGATTTTTTCCCAACCACCAAATTTTTCTGGTCTACCTTTACGAAAACGCACAAGATTACAATCAAACCAACCACCTTCGTTATCGTAAGCTGTACCTTCTCTATTTATACCAGGTCTAAATGTAATTTTTTGTAAGGGCATTTACACCTCTGTCCAGTCTTGGCCTGTAAATAGTAAAGCTTCTGCTTCTCTTCTTCTTACAAGTCCCTCTAATACTTTACCATTAGCTTTATTCCATCTTTTTATTTGTTTTGGTACATCACTCCAATCTTTATGAGTGCTATTCAAAACTTTTAATAAAGTAGAGTTTTTTAAATTTGTTGATCCTAAATTAAAAGTCCAAGAAACTAAGGCATCAAATTCATTTTGATTTAAAGAAACTTTTACTAAATCATTTACTGCTTGTTCAAATTTTTCCAAATCTTCTATAAGCAACATGTCAGCTCTTTCTTGTGATATAGACATACCTTCACTTATACCATGAGTAGACCCATAACCTATTGTCCAAACGCCAGCTGCACATTTGTAAGATTCTAATTTACAACCTTCAAACTTTTTTATTAAAGCTATGCCCTCTTGTGATATTTGCATCTTTTTACTCTTTTTCGGGTGAGTGAGATGCTCCGAAATAAAACGAAATAATTGCACTTGCTAATCCTCCAAGATAACCAAGAACTAAATTTATCAAGGCTTCGCTGTTTTGTTCTGGTGGTTGTAAAGTAACTAAAAATATATAACCCAAAAATCCAGCTATGGTAGCTATACCTATAATTCTTGCTGTCCAATCTTTACTAAACATGCTTCTTGCATTTTGTTTATCAGCTACTTCTAACTCAAAAACATCTACATCAAGCTCTTTCATTTGTACTTCAAAAGCCTGTTCTGCTTTTTTCAACTCTAGCATTTGTTCAGGAGTAGCGTTTTGTATTGCAGTTTCTATAGATTTTTGGTCATTCGGTACACCAAGCACATCTGCGATCATATTTGCAGCCATACCACCCATAGGACCACCTATGGCTGTTCCTAATGTTGGTGCTACTGCCCCTACTATATTTTTAAATAATGCTTTCATATAATTATGCTCGTTAAAACTGCTATACCAATAGCACCAAGAAATCCAAAGACACCAAAGGTTGCTGCTTTCATAGTGGAATTAATATAGGTAATTTCTTCTTTAATATCAGAAAACTCATTAAAAGCAGTTTTCCAACGTTCATGAGATATTGTTTCAAGTTTTGTTAATCTTTCTGCAACATCATTTACTGTCATCTTTTTATTAACCATTTTGTAATGTATATATTTTAATAGGTTTTTGTTTACCTTTTACAAAAATACTGTCAAGTTCTTTAAGCATTATTTCATTACTAAAGTTACTTGCACTGATAGTATCATAACCTATAACAATATCTTCTCCAACTTCCTTTGTTGAGCTTTCAAGCCTAGCTGCAAGGTTTACTGCGTCTCCTATAGCTGTATAATCAAACCTCGTATAACTTCCCATATTGCCTACAACAGCGTATCCAGTGTTAACACCAAGTCCTATTTCTACACCAAGATCAGCTTTTTTTATATTATTTTGTATTTCTTCAGCACATAACACAGCTATGGTTTCATGATTTGGTAAATCTATTGGTGCGTTAAATATAGCCATCATCGCATCACCTATGTATTTATCTACCATGCCCCCATATTTTTTTACGGCATTAGCTTGTATAGTTAAAACTTTGTTCATAATTTTAGTTACCTCTTCTGGTTCTAGTTTTTCTGACATGGCAGTAAAACCTCGCACATCACTAAATAGAAATGTGCAATACCTACGATCTCCACCAAGCACTAAAGAACTTGGATCATCTTGTAATTTTTTAACTTGTCGTGGATCAAGATAATGTTCAAACTGTTTTTTTATCTGTTGTCTTAGTTTGTATTGTTGCCTAAATCTAAGGTAAAAGGCTATAGATCCTGTAATAAACTCAGATATTAGTGTCCAAGACACATCAATTAATAATCCTTTTTGTATTAGAAAATATCCTGTTGTTGCAGTAATTATCATCAATAAGGTAGCAACAGTAATACCCCAAGTTATGCCTAATATATGCAAAGCAAACCAAACTAAGGAAACAAAAGTAAGCAAAGAAAAAATTTCAACAGCAAGAGCATAGTCAGGTATGTGCGGACTATCTTGTATTAATATAGATTCTGCTAAAGCTGCTTGTATTTTGTGAGGTTCTAACAAACCTACAGGTGTGGCTATTTGTGGCATGACACCATTAGCAGTAACACCTACAAATACAAACTTACCTTCAACATTCATTTCAGATAGTGTTGTTTGTGGTGTATCAACCCAACTGATCCATTTACGACCAAGGCTGTCAGTTTTGACTGGTGGTATACCTCTGATTGATATTTCTTCTATACCATTATCATTAGTCTTTATAATGTAAGTTTTTACACCAAATAAAGCTTTATATATTTGTGTGCCAAAACTAGGTATCCATTCGTTATTGGGTGTTTGTACTAAAAGAGGTATTCTGCGTACTAATTGATCAATATCAGTGGGAGCGATGGCTAACCCTTGAAGTGTGTGATTGGATAAGAGAAGCAGGTTCTCCTTCACTCCCGTTGATATTATACCACCATTATTATCTCCAAGCACAACTGTGCCAGATGGTGTTGGATATTTACCTTTACCGTTTTCAAATAAAGCTATAACAGACGGTGCATACTGTAAAGCTTCTGCAAATGCTTCATCTCCACCCATACGGTCAGCTTGTGGAAAAGACATAACCCATCCAACGCCTACAGCACCTTTATTTAGCAAATCAACTTGTATTTCTGCAAGCCTTTGTCTTGGTAAAGGATACCCACCTTCCTTATCTACGTCTTCCTCGGTAATATTTAGTATTACAAAATTGCCAGAAGGTTCTAGAATTTTTATAAAAGCGTCATATACTTTTAGTTTTATTATTTCTGTGGGTGTGCTTTGAAATAAAACAGGTAAGGATAATATTATAAGCAAAGGAAACAGTAATTTTTTCATTTAATTACTTTGAGTGATAGTTATTTCGTTATCGCTACCACCATTTATTTTAATTGTGTTTGAAACACCATCTTGTATAAGAATTACTGTGTAGGCAGTTCCTCCATCTAAATCTAGCCTTACACTTTCACTCACTTTTCTACGCATACTAAGTACACCACCACTTATTATAGTTGTAATCTGTGTTTCTTCATCTTGCCCAAAGTTTGTACCAGAAATTCTTGTAACACTTGTTGGTGCTAGCTGTTCTTCATCTTCATCTACCGCTAATGCATCAACTACTTGTAATAAATCTTCTAAATAGTTTACATCTAAATAATTAATATCCAGTTCAGTAAACTCTAAATTATCTTCTTTTAAATAATCCTCCGCAAGATAATCAACATCAAGATCATTAAAATCTAAAACGCCATCTGTTTGTGTGCTTGTGGTTTCTTCTTCTGCAACCACCTCTTCTTTTGGTGGCGTAACAATAAGCATGTTGTCAATAAGATCTAAGGTTAAGTCTAATATTACAGGTTTGGTTGGAGCAGACTCAAATACACTTACTGTAGTAGCTTCATACGGTTTATTTAACAAAACAGTGCCCATAGCAGTAACCACCTCTATTTCGCCACTAGAAAGCCCCAGAGCGTCTGGTAGTAGTATTATGAGACTACGACCCAATTCGTCAACTGTAGCCGTAAAGTCAGTCCCACGTATTGCTATGTTTGCTGTTGGAGTTTTAAGGGTTATATTTTGTTTGTCAATACGGTTTAGATTGCCTGTAATAAACCTAGCAGTACCGAGTCCAAAGGTAAGTGCCATTTTAGACTTGCTTGGATCAGGATCGTATATATATTCGTCAATCAGTAATTGACTATGTTCTGTAAGTTTTACAGTTGATTCATCAAGAAAAGTGATAGCCATACGACCATTTTTCGTTATGGCTTCATCATTACTTTGTATTGCAAACTTTAAATTTGCATCATATGGTTTGTCTCTAACTATTTGAGCTGTACCGTTTAATTCGGATATATCTCCTATATCAGCAGCTTGTGCTTGTACCTTGGTCGTTTTGAATGACGCAAACAGTAGAAGCAGCAGTACCAGAAACGGATATGATCTTAAGCCAGTCATTATCTTGAG